ATGGCTTCGATCCTCAAGATCGGCGAGCGCTGGCGGGCTCAAGTCCGCCGGCGGGGACAGAGTATATCAAAGACGTTTCGAACGAAGGGTGCGGCTGAAGCATGGGCGCGTGAGATCGAGGGCGGCATCGACAAGGGGCAGGGAGCCGTCGACGAACAAACGATCACGGTCGGCGAGCTGGTGCGCTTGTATCGAAACGCACGAAGTGACTCCGGCCGGCCAGTCGCCGAGAAGTCGAATGAAGACTACATGCTCAAGCGGCTCCAAAGTCACTTTGATGACGAGGTGGCAGCGAAGCTGTCGACCAAGCGCCTGGTCAAGTTCGCGCAGGATCGTAAGAAGGAGGGCGCTGGTCAGTACACAATCGACATGGACATATCCAAGCTCGGGACTGTGTACAAGCACATGGCGTCACTACTCGATCTGCGATTGCCGCATGCGCCGAGCATTGCGCGTCCGACACTCGATCACCTGCAGCTTATCGGCCCAGGCAAACATCGCGATCGCCGGCCGACTCGGGACGAGATCGTAAAAATCTTCCAGTGGTTTGCTGAACATCCGGAGCGCGAGCAGGCGGTGCCGGATGTGATCCGCGTTGCGATGAAAAGCGCATTCCGACGCGGCGAACTGTTTCGGCTGACGTGGTCGGATCTTGACGTCGAGCGTCGGCTCGCGCTCGTCCGCGATCGCAAGCATCCGAGGCAGAAGAAAGGTAATGACGAGTGGGTGCCGCTGATAGGCGACTCGCTCGAAGTGTTGCTGCGTCAGGCGCGATATCCGGTGCCTCCAGCGTACGAGGCGAAGCGCAAGGCGGACCCGACGGTCGAGCCACATCCGAACGAGTACATCTTTCGATTCAGTAAGAGCACGGCAAGCAAGTATTTCAAGTTGGCCTGCGACACGAAAGGCATCGTGGATTTGCGCCTGCATGACATGAGGCACGAAGCGACGAGTTCGCTGTTCGAGGATGGATGGGATATTCCGGAAGTCGCCGCAGTGACAGGCCACAAAGATTGGCGTAACCTCAAACGGTATACGAATCTTGATCCGGCTCAGGTCGCGCTCAAGGGGCGAAGGAATCTAACCCCGACGGCGTAGGCTAAAGTTCGCCTGAGATGATCCGATAATATTGAGGCGACGCATCTGAGCTATGTGCTAGGATTCGCCCGTTCGACACTAGAGACCACACTACGCACTCATGGGACGGCAATACCCTCGGGTCATCAAACATTCGCCCCTGATAACGTCCACTGCGGAGTTGCGCTTTACAGCCGCGCTTCCGGTGGGGGTGGTCTTTTCGATGCTCTACACGCAGGAGCGGGACCGTTACCCGACGGTCGAGCAGCTTCCTGCGGCTAGCTTTCCGGCAGAGTTTTTGAGTGCTGACCCTAATTTAGCGTTACAGGCCCACTATAAGCTTGTGCCGGCGGCTGGCGGCCCAGCGATTCAGATCGGACCGCGCACGATTTCTGTGTCTGGAGAGCCGGATGCACCTCATCTCGACCTGGCTTACATAAATGGCGAATTACGTCGTCTCTTGAGCGTGTTCGATGGACTTGGTCTTGTAACTTCTTACGATCGGCTCGGTCTCAGATACATCAATTTCTTTGAGAAAAGAAACGTGATGGAACAATCGACGTTCGGCCTGAGCCTCGAGGGCGACAACCTGATCGGCAACACAGCGCAGCTTCGTGTCGAACTTCCGTTTCCCGGATTCACGGCAGCTTTGTCGGTGGCGACTAATGCACAAGTTGCATTCGGCAATCCGGTCGTTCGAGTTTCGCCGTCGGACGCAAAGACCGGCTCGGTTTTGGACATTGATGTGTATGCTGATCCGCTCAAGCTAAAAGACGGCAATAGACCTGATCAGTTGATCGGAATGTTTAGAGATGCGCACGATGTCGCGAAGAAGCTATTCTTCAAGGCGTTGACCGACGATCTTATTCTTGAGCTTGGGCCGGAGGACTAACATGCAAGCACGTATATCTGGCGCGCGCGCGGCGGCTGCGACTGCTGTCGCCATGATCACTTTGCCCGGGACCGCCTTTGCCAATACCCACATTGACGTCGGGGCTGCGATGTTTGCTCGCGCAGCGCAAGCTCGCTATTACGCTGTCTTCGAACAAGGCACGGCGATCAATGTCCATGTGCAGACGAACACGCCCGAAGAGAGTGGCATGGAAGCCATGATGCGTGTGGCGCACACGCTCGCTTCGCAGTCGGTTGACATCGATGCGGATATCTCGCAACTCATTGACGAAGAATTCTGGAATCTCGTATGAGCTTGCTGGACGACGCGCAGCGGTTCCTTCCGCGTCACTTGACCGAAGAAGAGACAGCGAAGCTCTTCGAAGATATCAAGATGTACCCGGGGAATCTCGACAAGCGTTTGTACATGACGCCGGTTGCGGAGGATCAACATGCCGTTCTGCAAGGGGACGGCATTAGTGGTTTGCTTGTCGTCAATCTGCCGGAACCAGAGGTTAAGCCGGTGCCGGCGCTTGTGCTGTCGAATAGCTGCGATGCTGACACAAGTAACAATCGCGCCTTCCCGACGGCGCTTTGTTATGCCCCGATCTTTCGACTCGACAAGTATCTCGATGCGTTGCGGAAACGCCAGGTGAAGACGGAGGAATACATTGTTCAGCACGAAAGCGATATTCGTCGCCAAGCTCTGACACAGATATTTTTTCTCCCGCAGTCGGGGCGATTGGAGGGCGATTCGATCGTCTTCTTGGACCGTATCAACAACTGCCAGAATAGGTCGGTAGATAGAGAGAAGCTTCCCGAGACGCGGATTTTCTCTTTGAGTCAGTACGGGCATTGGTTGCTGCTCCTCAAGCTTGCAATTCATTTCTCCCGTCTAACGGACAAGACCATTCGGAGTGCAGGCGAAAGCGGCGACGCGATGCATTGAGTCGTTTTGCTCATTCTTCCCCTGCGACTTGTCCATAACTTCCACTGAAACTCACGCGGCCTGCTTTCGCGCTTGTGCTGACATCTCATCAAGATAGTCTGCGACGGCGTCGTAAGGGGCGAAACGAGAGGCCCCCTCTTTGTACGTTGCGATCGGAAACGTCTCAGCGCTGATCTGATTGCGGATGGTTCCTTCCGACATGAGAAGGAGCTGAGCGAGCTGCGCCAGCGTCATGCGTGGGCCGTACTTCTCAAGGATGTATGCGCGGGTCAACAGGCTCACAGCGATCCCCCGTTCAGGTGGTCATGGTGGGATTCGTCGCCGGGATCTCGGTCGATGCGTTCCATCTCGGCGAAGATCAGCGCGGCGGCTTTTACCAAATTCCGTCGCGGTGTCGTCGGCTTCCACCAGTCTGTACTCCAAGGCCAGAAGTCCAAAGTAATCGCATTGCTAAAGCCGCAGGCGCTGAGAATGTATGCGGCGGCAGCTCGGGACAATTCCGCTTCGGTGTACCTGTCGTCTTGGTCGGGCGTCATGCCTTCATGCAGGATCTGTCGATGGCGCTCGGCGAGCACGTCGCGCACGGCCTTCGACATTCTCGCTGCGTCGGCCGGCGTTGCTTCGTGCTGCTCGACAGGGGATGCGGCGAGAAGGTGCATACGCTTTCGCAGTTCGCATGCCTGCTCAGTGATTCTCGTTGCCAGCTTCTTATCGGTACGCCCGCATGACAGAAGGCCGGCAGCCGTAACAACGTCAGTCAGGAACTGCGCGCTTTCCGTCAGCGCATCAGCGCGGCTCTTGTCGGTGGTGGTCATGATCGGTGTCCTCTATTGGTATCGGGGAGCGCGCGAGCGAGCTGCATAAGGCCGGTTTCGAGCGTGATGCCGGCGGTCGCGGCCCAGGTGCGTGCATCCTGCGCGGCTTTGTGACGGGCGAACGAGCCGACCTCATCGGCCATCAGGTCCAGCAGGTCGACGTCGGCCGCGTGCGAGATCTCGGTGATCAGCGTGCGGATCTGGATGCGAAGGGCGTCGAGCTGCGCGAGCCTGCCTTGGCGGGTATCCGCCAAGGCTTCGTTCGTCTGGATAGGGTTGCGCCGCGCGAGCGGCGCTTCGTCTTTCTGGATCGCTTTTGCGGGCGTCAGCCCGCCGCTGTTCGACTGCATTGAAGTACCGTTGACGCTCGCCAGTGCGATAGCCGGGCGCTTCTTCGCGTGTTCCCGCTTTCGCGGCAGCGGACGTGGGGTAGAAAGGGCCGGGCGCGGGGTCAATTTGCAGCTCCCGTCGGGAACGGCCATGCGGACGCGGGGTCGAGACCGGGCTTTGCTTTCCGTGCCGGGAATGAGGCATCGAGCAGCGCCTTATTCGACGAGATCCGCTGCTTATGCCCGATGGCCGTCAGCACATCCGACAAATCGGGGCGTTCTCCCTTGGCGGTGGCGGCTGAGAATTCAGCAGTCATGTCGGGATCTGGCATCTCGATGATCTCGTTCGCCCATTCGAGAATGCGCTTGAATGATGCTTGCTCGGCCTTTGTTCGCCCGTGAACAGGTGATTTGATTGTCTCGATAAGCCGCGCTGCGCCTGAGCGAATCGCTTGGACGCGCGTCCAAACCGCGCGCGTCTGGTGCGACACCTTCAGCGGGTCGCTGGCGAAGCTGGTGCCGGTGTTGTATTCGATCGAGTAGATCCACGCGCCGGGTGAGGGCTGTGCGACGCGAATGTATGCGAGCGGTCCCTTGATTCTTCCGGTCCGCTCCGGTCCGCACACTGTTTCAAGTGGCTTGCAGCAGCCATTTGCGTCCGGTTCGGAGACCGGCCAGACCTTTCCGGACGAGGGGCAGCCGAGTAGATCGGCGAGCGGCAGCAGCGCTGTATGAACCGCTTCGATCGTCGGCTTTGCCAGTCGGCCAAAATTCTTGTCGTGGAGTACAGCCTGCAAGGCCTGCAAAAGTTGCTTTGATTGCTTCTCGCTGATCTTGGCGGGGGCGCTTTGGCGCGACGCTGCCTGCATCGGCGCCTGCGTCTCGATCGTGGTTTCCGCGGCCGTCGACGCGACGAGCGGCGCGGCGTCGGTGTTGGCGACTGCGGGGGCTGCGTGCCCGGGCGAAGGTTCCGGGTCCGGCTGCGTGTCGAGCAGGGGCGCAGCTTCGAGGTACTTCTTCGTGACCTTCGTTTTGCCGGCTTCAGCGGCTTTGGCGATCCCGACTACGATGCGTTCGAGCGCTTTGTCGCCACCGTGCAGGCGTATCTGTTCGATGGCCAGTGTGCCGGTACATTGGCCGTTCCGTACGAGCTGATGCAATTCGGCCGGTGCACGTTCGAGCAAGCCTACGTCGCGGACCGTTTGGTCAGTGACGTTCAGGCGCTTACAGATCGCAGCAAGGGTCATGCCGTGAATGTCGCGCAGCTCTGCGACGGCAGCGGCCAGATCGAGCGGCGACGACGGTTTGCCGTTGTTGCTCAGATAGCCGTCAATCACCATTTCCGCGCGGTTGACGTTCTTCGCGTCGCGGACGACAACCGGGATCTTGCCGAGATCTTTCCCGGTTGCGATCACGTGTCCCGCCGCGAGATAGCGGTGCTGCCCCTTGTAAACATAGAGAAGATCCTTGCCGTCAACCTTTCGGGCGTAGCAATGGAGGGGGGAGCCCTTGTCGTATCCGTTCTCCCGTATAAGCGCGGCGAGGTGTGACACCCATTCGGTATCAACCGTGCGGATGTTGTCGGCTGGGTCGTAGTGCAACTGATCGTAGGGGACCATCCACAGGTCCGCTGACGTTGCGCCGGCCGCTGCTGCTGCTGCCTTGATGTTGCCGGTCGGGATCGGCGCGGTCAGGTCGAGCTGTTGCGTGCGGTCGTCCATTACGCGGCCTCCTGAGTCGCCGCCGTGCGAGCCTTGCCGGACTTCTTCGCTTTGTTGATCGCGTCCGATGCGGCCATGCCTGCCGCGCGCTTCGCGTCGCGCAGGCGCTTGATCGCACTGGCGCAGTCGCCTTCGCTCGGGATCGAGATCTGGGTGCTGGCGATCTCTGCGCCGTCGAGGATCAGATACAGCGTGTGGACGCTGTCGGCCAAGGGGCGGCGACCGACAACGTATTTGCCGATTAGGATCGGGGTCGACGGACGTCGCGCGTTCCGGTCGTATCGCGTGATGGTGCGCAGTGACAGGGTGTCGCGACGCTCAACTTCGACGACGGGAAGGGTGCGGGCTTTGGTTCGCGGCATGGTGGTCTCCATGACGCCGGGGGCGTTCGCCCCGGCAGGATCGGGGCGGTTTAGACGGTGACGTGATAGGCGGTCGTCGGTGCGACGACCGGGTCGTCCTGGAACACGTTCACGACGACAAACAGCAATGCGGCGACGACCGTCCAGCGGAAGATTTTCGACTTCTCAAAGTTGCTTTGACGGGCCGGCTCAGACGGTGTGATGTGAGGCGTGTGTTCGTCACGAAGCCATTCGTGGCGATCGGTGGACTGATGGTCGAACATTTTCATGGGCTTCTCCGATGACTGCGCGAGCGGCAGCAATGGAGTCGAATGTTAGGCATTCCTTTGCCTGATTGCAATAGGAATTCCTAACTCTTTTCGGTAGCATCGAGGTTCGTCATTGAGTTGAGCGCGGGGCGAACGCGATGAAGCTCGTTGAAAGGTGTTGTATTCTTCCGACTTAATACTGTATGTTTATACAGTGATTGAGCGAAAACATTGCCAAGGGGAGGTTGTTGCGGGGCTATGTCAACAGGGGAATTTGCGCTGCAAACCGGGCGATGTGGCGATCGTCAGTCGATGCCGGAACCGGTCGCGTATCGGTGCGCTGGTGCGGGTTATCGGCCCGCACAGCGGTGAAGACTTCGATTGGGATGTGGAGCTTCTTGGAGGGCCAATCAGGGGGCGTGGAATACGTTCCGGGCAGGTCGGGACGCACCGCAGAGCCGCAGTATTCGACTGGAACCTTACCCCTCTTGTGGGTCGGGGGCATTCAGATCGAGAAGATCACCAGACTGCTGTCCGCGCAGGTCTTCAAACACCCTGAGGGTTTCAAGCAGCGCGACAAACGCTGTAGATGGCAACCCGACCTTGTCTGCTTTGGCAAGCGCGTCAACCAGCGCTTGAGCATGTGCGCCTAGCGTCTCCTGTCTCTGCGGCGCGGGCGCGTTGGCGCGGCGTTGCATCTGCCCTTCACCAGTGGCAAGCCACCAAGGATCGACGTTCAGGAATTCGGCCGCGAGCAGCAAATTCGCGCCTTCCATCTTTTTTGTCTTCCCGCTTAACCAGTCGCTGACCGAGGGTGCTCGCACTCGGCACGCTCGCGCCAGATCCGCAGCCTTTTTCTCGGGCGGCAACTTCATTGCCTGTTCCAGGCGTTCGGCTAGTGTCGTCATTAGGAAAGCCTAACTGAATGGGCATTAGGAATGCCTTGCTTTTTGTGTAAGGAGCGCCTAACATTGCGGCATGAATACGCTCCTGAATCGAGACCCGTACGCGTGTGCCGTGATCGATGCATTTGGCGGTACGGCTGCAACCGCACAACTCTGTGAAGTCCGGATGCCCTCCGTATCGGAATGGCGTCGAAACGGCATTCCGCGAGCGCGTCTGTTGTTCTTGAAGCTCGCGCGTCCCGACCTGTTTGCCTCTCTGGATTCACACGACGAGTCGTTGTGAAGCGCTCGCTGTTGCGTGACCGCATCCGATTCGTACCCCATGAGCCGAATCTTAGTTGCGGCCCCGAGTGCGCGACAGGATGAAAGCCACCGTCTACCAATCTCCCACTATGACCTGCCGATACGACAGTACCGAATGGCTGGACGTGCTCTATACGTCCGTTCGCAACACGCCGGGCGGTGTCGCCGACGCGGCGAACCATCTCACGATCCGGCGCGGTAAGAACATCACGCCGGAATCGCTTCGCCTGCGTCTGCGTGGTGTTGGCGACAGTCGTTTGTCGATGGAGATGTTCGAGCTGCTGATCGAATGGATGCAGGAAAAAGCCGAAGGCGAGGTGTATGCGCTCGACGCACTGCATGCGCTGAACGCGCGATTCGGACTGGTTGCCGAACATGTCGACGACCACGCCGCTGACGATGTCGGCGAGCCCGGCACGCTGCGTCTCGTCTCGACGGCGCTGCACCTGCAGGCGCATGTGGGTCTCGTTGCTGACGACGTGACACGTGCACTGGCGGAACAGCGGATTGACGATCAACACGCCGAGAAGATCATCGCGACCGGCCGCAAGGGCCAGCGTCTGTTCCAGCGTTTGATTCACGCTGCTCGCAATCTCGCTGCACGTCGCCGTCGTCGTCATGGAACGATTTAAACCCGGCATGGGGTGCTGCCGTCCCGACCGTGAAAGGGTCGGCCTGTGCTGCTCGCCTGAACAGCAAGTGACGTGCGCTCGCACGACGCTGGCATCCCGATTCGAGTGTGCCCCCGCCGAAGTGGGGCGCTTGCTGTCCGAACTGATCGCCACGTTCCCCGATCGCCTCGCTCCGATTCTTGCGGAAGCGAACGCAGCGGGGCGCGTGCGTCTGTTCGTCGAGCGAGCTGTGCGCCCATGCGCCGCGCTCGCAACCAAGGCGGAACGTCACGCGTTCCGCGACCAGCTTACCGATCGTCTCTGCGCGCTTGACCTTGCCGCGTTCGACGAATCCATGTCGGCGGAATGGCGTCGACTGCGCGGCAAATAAACGGAGACCCCTGTGAACGTGAACGGAATCAGCAGCGCGTTGCGACGCAGCGCATCGCAGTACAGCCGCTCGCCGAGTGGACGGCAGTCCTATGCGGCCGGGCGGGGAGCGTGGCGCAGCTTCTCTCACAAGGTCGCACGCGACCGCCGCCTCGTGGAACTGGATGCGGCTCGACGTGCGAGCTAACAGGGCGCAACTCAACGAATTGTGATCTGGCCGCGACATGCGGCCAAAGTGACTTTGACAGAGGAAATATTCATATGGCGACACTGGACCAGATCATTCAGCAATTGCGTGCGGCGGGGCATCCTGACCTGCCTGCCGGCCATCCGGTCGCGGATGGCAAACATCATCGGTACGGGCCGCGCAAAAAATACTGGTATCAGCTTCGAGAGGTCGTCAGCAAGGGCGCAGTGATCGGCTATGGCGGTACGTTCGGCCACTTCTCGGGCGACGATCCGGGCACCGAGCGTTTCGAGTGGAGCGGCGCACCGCTGAGCGAGGACGTGCTCGCGGAGACACGTCGCCGGCAGGAAGCCGCCGACCGTGAGCAGGCGGAGCGTGACGCGCGTCAGGCGAAGCTCGCCGCGAACCGCGCGCGAGATCAGTGGAACCGTGCGGCAGAGCACGGCGAGTCCACCTATCTTGAACGCAAGCGCATCACGGCCGAAGGCGTACGTTTCGACGCGGACGGCACGATGTTCGTGCCGATGTATCAATACGGCGACGATGCTCGGCTCGTCGGCCTGCAGAAGATCACCCCGGACGGCGCGAAGCGCTTCAACAAAGGCATGGAAAAGAAGGGCGCGTCGTATCTGCTCGGCGAGGTCGGCGCAGACGATCAGATCGTGCTGGTCGCCGAAGGCTACGCGACCGCGCGCTCGGTCCGCATGGCGATCGACGAGGCGTTCGCAGTCAATGTCTGCTTCGACGCGGGTGGCATCCTTCCGGCCGTGCGCTACCTGCGTGCGACGTATCCGGATGTTCATGTGCTGGTTTGCGCCGACGACGACTGGAAGATCGAGCAGCGCATGCGTGACTGGCTCGCCGACGAGTTCGCTTTCCGGGGTGAACTGGTGTTTGGTGCCGAACCGGTGCGGATCGAGGCGAAGAACACGTGGTACATGGTCGCCGCGTCACGCCGTCGTGACGACAATGGAGTGCCGTATGTCGAGGTGAGCTACGGAAACGACGTGATGCCGTTGCGCCGGAAGCGCTTCGAGAACACGGGCCTGAAGCGTGCATACGAGGCGGCAGCGACGGTCGCCGACGTCAGCGTCGTCTATCCAGCATTCGCCAATCGCGGCGAGCGCAAGCTGACCGATTTCAACGACCTGCACGTCGAAGAGGGCTTCGAGGCGGTCGAGGCGCAAGTGCAGGCGGCAATCTTGCGCGTCATCGCGCCAGCGAACGAAGAGATCCGCCCGGCGACGGTTGCGGTGTCGACCGCGGACGACACGCCGACGAAATCCGCCGCGACGTCCGCTGCCGCGAAACAGCCGGAATGGGATGGCCGTGAGGCAGAGAACGGCGCGCACACGTGGGAGCAGGATCTCGCGCGGTCGGACAAGGGTACGCTGCTGCCGACGCTCGGCAACGTGCACATGATCCTGTCGAATCACAAGGCATGGCAGGGCGTCATCGAGCAGGACGACTTCGGTGGCCGCGTGATGAAGCGCAAAGCGCCGCCGTTCCCGCAGGGCGTGAAGGGCGAGTGGACCGACATGGACGATCAGCGCTGCGCGCTTTGGTTGTCGCAGCGCTACGGCCTCTCGGTGCGCACCGATATCGTGATGAACGCGGTTCTGCTGGTGGCGGACGCGACGCACTTCCATGACGTACGCGAATACCTCGAAGGGCTGAAATGGGACGGCGTGCCGCGTGTGCGAACGATGCCGTCGACATACCTGCGCGTGGCCGACAGCGAGTATGTGCAGCTCGCGTTCATGAAGTGGACGATCGCGGCCGTCGCACGCGTGATGGAGCCGGGCTGCAAGGTCGACAACGTCCTGATCCTCGAAGGCAAGCAGGGGCATCGCAAATCGACGGCGCTGAAGGTGCTGGCCGGCGCACCGTGGTTCACCGATACGCCGATCCAGATCGGCAACAAAGACACGTACGCGGTGCTGGCCGGGAAGTGGGTGATCGAGCTGGCCGAGCTGGACTCGTTGAACAAGGCTGACTCGTCGGCGGTGAAGAGCTTCTTCGCGACGGCCGTCGACCGGTTCCGCAACTTCTACGGCAAGCGGGCGACCGACGTCCCGCGTCAGTGCGTGTTCGCCGGCTCGGTCAACTTCGACACGTACCTGAAGGACGAATCGGGCAACCGGCGTTACTGGCCGCTGCGTGTCGGTGGTCTGGTCGACATCGACGGCATTGTGGCCGTTCGTGAACAGCTTTGGGCGGAAGCCGTGTACCTGTACCGCTCGGGCGTCGTGTGGCACGTAGAAGAGCATGAGCGCCCGCTGTTCGAGATCGAACAGGCGGAGCGCTATGAAGGGGACGTGTACGAGGACAAGATCGCCAAGGCCCTGGAATTCGTGTCGCGCACGACGATGGAAGAGATCCTCGCGGACATCCTGAAGCTGGATACGTCGAAATGGACGCTGGCAGAGCAGCGCCGTATCGGCAAGGCGTTGAAGTCGCTCGGGTGGGTGCGCAAGCGCGAGTCGACCGGATCGCGCGGTTGGTACTACGTGAAGGAAGAGCAAGAGCCGGAAGCGGAGCGCGAACTGGTCGCAGCGGGCGATGACGACAGTCCGCTGTGATCGCGTGGCGCGCTGTGCCTGCACGGTAAGCGCGCCACATGCCCCGTCTTGGCGCGCTGTGGACGTCCCATGTCCCAACGTCCCAAGGCGCGGTCTCGGGCGCGGGTGCAGGGGCGCGACATGCGCGACGTGAGCGGCGCATGTCGCATGTCGCAGGCGCGCACCCCTGCAAGCTTCTTCCCTTGGGACATTGGGACATTAGGACGAGTAGGAGAGAGTGATGATCGATTTGAAAGAGCGGGTGGGCGTTGCGATGAGCGTTCGTGGTCAGTTCACCGACCCGATTGCCGATCCTAAAGTTACTTTGGGCGCGCTCGCCTTTGCGAACGATCTCGGGAGCTTGCTGGCCCGAATCAAAGCCGGGCCGCTGCCGACGCCTGCGATGGTTCGACGTGCAACGTTGCTGTTGGCGCAGATGATCCGGACGTCGGGCCGATTCAAGCGTGCGCGGTTCACGGGCCTGTCGCGCGACGAGCGTCGCGATCAACGTGCGGGGCACGCTGTCGAGCGTTCGAAGGTCGACATCGTCGAGCGCTTCGCGCTGCGGTTGCTGGACGAGTGGGTGAACGATCAGTGTGTCGAGTGCGAAGGGCGTGGCGTCGTGCGTCGCGCGCGTGCCGTCACGACATCAACGCACGCGTGTGATGTATGCGGGGGCAGCGGGAAGGTGTGTGTATCGGAGGAGCGTATCCCGTTCTTCGAAGGGCGTAACGGGCCGCTGGTCTTTCGGGAATACGAACCATGCGACGACTGCGGCGGGATGGGGCGGATCGCCGCGTCGCCGGTGTCGGATGCAAAGGGCCGGCACATCTGCCCCGACTGTTCCGGTTCCGGCAAACGGCAGGTCGACGATGCTGGCCGGGCGCACGCACTTGGTGTATCGCTCGACGAGTATCGGAAGAACTGGTCGTGGCGCTTTCACGACATGCTCGCGCTGCTGGATACGGTCGATGGATCGGTGTACGACACATTGCGTCGACAATTGCGAGGATGAAACGTATTCCATTTCAAGAGCGGATCGCGTAAACTTTGCACATCCTTTACCGCGTCACTGGATAAATGCGCGATCGCATACTCGTGTCGCAACCTTCGCCCGACAGGCGTACTGAATCGCGGGAGCGCCGCGACCAACAACGATAACTGTCTGTCGGGATCTGTTGGGAGGGCTTTCGCCCTTACGAAATGAATATCGAAGCCCTGAGTGCGCAAGCGCTCAGGGCTTTTGATCAAACGGAGGGCGCGTGGTGCAAGGAGTGGCAGCAAGTGAAGACGGGGCGGACGACGCGACTTTCGATTCGTTGCAGATGATGCGCGATCTTCGTCCAAAGCTTGAGAAATCGTTGGCGAATTTCTACGATAAGTACAAGCACCGGAGTGTCGACGATGATCACACTCTGCTGGCGATTCAGTTGCAGGTCACAATGTTCCAGTACGAAGTGACGCGCGAATTCGAGTTATTGCTTGCTCACGGCGCACAAGGGTTCGCGATGGCCGTCGCCGCCAAGGGGCTCATTCACCGTTTGGTCGAATTTGATAAGCATCTTCGAGAAGTGACGGTCCAAGAGATGCTGCGATACGCGCAAGTTCACGGCCTTGCGAACTTTGAGAGTCAAGTGCGCGCGCTGCAAAAGGAGGAGCGGCCCAATCTCGCGGTTATACGAAACTGGGAGAGGCTCAGGAATAAGGCGACTGGTCACTATGATAGCCATCTCGATGTGGTCGTCGAATTGCTTGAGACTGTCGACTTCGATGAGGTCCGAAATGCGGCGCAGGGATTTCTGATCTTCATGCTCAAATTTCTGATCCTTGTTCGAGAAGCTGTGCGTGAAGCGAAGCGAAACGAAATGAAGTGAAGTGAAGTGGTATCTAGCCGAGACGTGGTCGGCTAGATGGTTGTGTCAAAGCCCTGAGTGCGAAAGCCCTCGGGGCTTTTTGCATTGGGGCGCTGAAATGCGAATCGAGTCGACGAGCGCCGGGCCGAGCGAGGTCTGGTCGACGTGGGATGAAGATCGAAGCATGGGGCGCGTTACCGCGCGGTGCTTCGTGTTTGACGACGCAATGGACCGTGTCGTGTGGGCGATGGACCGCGCGGGCGACGGCGCGAGCGCCGATGTCGCGATCGGGGTGGGTCTGCCCACTTTTTGAGCAGGCGGGGACCCTACGGGCATCGCCATACGCGGGGGCTCGCACCCGCGTTTTTTCTCTACTGGCGAGTTTCCATAGGGGGTCATATTCATGCCGACTCAGCAGCAGATTGCCGACCATCTCGACCTTGACCAGTCGGCCGTTTCTCGGTTCGTCGACAAGGTCCGGCTCGATTACCGCGCGGTGTCGATCGACGAGATCCGCATCGCCTACATTCGGCACCTGCGCGAGGTCGCGGCCGGCCGCTCCAGCGAGACCGGGATCGATCTCGTCGCCGAGCGGGCGATGACGGAGCGCGTCGATCGCGAGATCAAGCTGCTGACGCTGGCCGAGAAGAAGGGGCAGCTCGTCAACGCGGCGCAGCTCGAACAGGCGTACGGCCTGATGGTCGGCGCATTTCAAACGGAACTGCTGTCGCTGTCCGACAAGCTGGTGCAGGAGCTGCACACGCTATACGGCGTCGAGGTGGACGTCGAATGGTTGAACGAGCATATATATGGATGCCTTGAGCAGCTTTCTGAATACGACCCAGACAGTCCACGCGGTGATTCGCCGGATCGCGAAGATGCTGTGCCCGCCGGAGCGAATTGGGACGACGGATTGGGCGCGCAAGCATCGTAGGTTGAGCGCGAAGGGATCGGCCAGCCCCGGCCGCTATAACCCGAATATCACGCCGTGGGTGTTCGGCATGCACGAAGCGCTGGACGACCCGACTGTGCAGAAGGTTGTCTGCATGAAGTCAGCGCAGGTTGCGTGGACGGACGGCGTGCTGCTGAACTACATCGGCAAGCGGATCGATGTCGACCCGTGTCCGATGATCGTCATGTTCCCGAAAGAGAAGACGGCGAAGAAGTTCAATCTGGAGAAGTTCGAACCGATGGTCGAGGTGACGCCTCGCCTGTCGGCGAAATTGCCGGTTCATGCGGCCCGCGACAAAAACAACTTGTGGGATCACAAGACGTTCGCGCGCGGCTTCTTGAAGTTCATCACATCGAACGCGCCGGACGACGTGAAGTCGACGCCGGCCCCGGTCGTCGCGGTCGAGGAACCGGACGACGCGAACACGAACGTGCGCGAACAGGGTGACTCGATCACGCTGCTGGAGGAGCGGAACAAGAGCTATTCGGCTCGGCGACGCAAGATGATCTTGGGCGGGACGCCGACCGTCGACGGCCTGTCGCGCATCCAGCAGGGCTACGCGGCTTCGGATCAGCGCGTCTATTTGGTGCCTTGCCCTGATTGCGACGAGGAGCACGAGCTGGCGTGGGAAAACGTCACCTGGAGCGAGGGCGCCGAGGTCGTGCACGAGGTCTACGGCCGCGCACAACCGGAGTCGGCACGATACACCTGCCCGCATTGCGGCTCGTTGTGGGACGACGCGACGCGCATTCGCGCCGTCCGTCGCGGTCGATGGGTTGCGACGGCACCGTTTCACGGCGTCGCCGGCTTCCGCATCAACGAGCTGGTGTCGCCGTTCCCCGGCTCGAATATGGCCGAGCTGGTCAAGAAGTGGTTGACGGCCGACAAGGCGCTGCGCGAGGGCGACGATACGAAGATGCGCTCGTTCGTGAACAACTCGCAGGGGCGAGCGTACAAATACAAGACCGACCTGCCCGAGCTGGACGTGCTCGCGCAACGGGCGCTGCCGTACGCGGAGCTGACGGTGCCGATCGGCGGGCTGCTGCTGACGCTTGGCGTCGACGTGCAGCACGACCGCCTCGCGGTCGTCGTGCGTGCTTGGGGGCGCGGCGAGGAAAGCTGGCTCGTCGTGTGGGGAGAGATCTACGGCAAGGTGACGGAGCAGCAGCAAGACCCGATGACGGGCGGGGTTTGGGGCGCGTTGACGATGCTGCTGTCTCACGCATACCGCCATGAGAATGGCTGGCTGATGCGTGTACGTGCAACGTCGATCGACTCGTCGGACGGCGCGACGTCGGACGCGGTGTACAAGTACGTGCGCGCGGCGCAGAAGGCTGGTTACAACGTCATGGCCGCCAAGGGCAGCAGCAACGTCGACGCGGAGATCTTCAGCGTGCCGAAGGCGTCGATCGACTCGACGCGCAACAACAGCAAGGCGGCGAAATACGGGCTGCGCCCGTACATGGTCGGCGTGAGCCGCGCGAAGGATCTGATCCTCGAAAACCGGCTGAAGCTCGAAGGCGACGGGCCGGGCCGCATGCACTGGTATAGCGGCGTGCGCAGCGACTACCTGTCGCAGCTCACCGCAGAGGTAAAGGTGCCCGGTCCACGTGGCGGTAAGCGCGTGTGGAAGAAGATCAGCCCGCGCAACGAGGCGCTGGACTGCGAAGGGTACGCGCTGCACGCGGCCCGCAGCGTGAAGGTGCACCTGATGACCGAGGCGCACTGGCAGGTCGAGCAGCATCGCGCGTCGCAGGTCTCGCTGTTCGATGCGGTTCCGGTGCTGGAGGCATTGCCTTCGGCGCTACCTGCAGAGGTGCTGCCCGATCCGCCCGATGAACTGGACGTCAATGAGGCTGCGCGACCGTCGCCGCCTGTAGCAAAACCCGCCGAAACCCCGCCACCGAGCGGGGTTTCGCGCATTCAGGGCCGTCGTGTTGGTCGATCAACGTACCTGAAGCGTCGCTAAACGAGGGAATCGCATGGCATACACAAAGCAGGACCTGGAGCGTATCCAGTCGGCAATCGCGAAGGGCGAGCTGGAAGTGCAGTATGCCGACCGGCGAGTGAAATATCGCTCGATCGGCGAACTGCGCGAAGCACGCACCGAGATCATTCGCGACCTGAATGGCGCTGCCGGACGTTCGTCGATCGTCCGGATTCGTCACGCGGGCAAGGGGGTGCGATGAAGTCGGGTTATCCGTCACTCGCACGGCGCGGGTTCGTGGTGCCAACGCGGCTGAAGGCGGCCGCCTATGAGTCGGCAGGCACGGCGGGCGCACGGGCGAAGTCGTGGCGGGTGTCGGGCGCGGGACCGAATGCGGCAGCGGTGCAAAACCTGCCGCTGTTGCGGTCGCGCGCTCGCGACGCGATCCGAAACGATCCGTGGGCGAAAACGGCGATCGCGCGACTCGTGTCGAACACGATCGGGAACGGCATCCAAGCGCATCCGCAGCATCCGAACGACGCGGTGCGCAAGATGCAAAAGCAACTTTGGGAGGATAGCTGCGAGGAAATCGACGCGGACGATTTGTTCGATATGGGGGGCGTGCAGACGCTCGCCGCACGTGCGTTCTTCAGTGACGGCGAGGTGTTGATCCGTCGCCGATTGCGCAGTCCGCGCGAGGGCTTGGCGGTCCCGATGCAGATCCAGCTTCTCGAAGGCGATCTGCTGCCGATGGAGAAGAACGAGATCGTACGGGACGGGGAGATCATCAACGGCGTTGAGTTCGACGCGGACGGTCGGCGGGTGGCGTATCACCTGCTCAAGCGCCATCCCGGCGAGTACGGGCGTGCGTCGACAACCAACATGCAGACCGTTCGCGTGCCGGCCGACGAGATCGCACATGTCTTTCTCGCGCTTCGGCCCGGCCAGGTGCGCGGTGTTCCGGAACTGTCGACCGTGCTGTTGCGGCTCAAGTCGCTGGACAACTTCGACGACGCGGTGCTGTTTCGGCAGGAGGTCAGCAACTTGTTTGCGGGCTTCATCACCAAGCCGCCGACCGATCCGGAAACAATCGGAGATCCCGTCACGGGCGGGGCAATGCAGTACGACGTCGACGGCTTCTCACCGGTCGTATCGCTCGAACCGGGGAGCATGCAGGAGCTGGCTCCGGGAGAGGGCGTCGAGTTTGCTGAGCCACCGGGCGCTGGAACCGACTATGCGCCGTTCATGCGGCAGCAGTTGATGGCCGCTGCGGCATCGGTTGGCATGCCGTACGAAGTCATGACGGGGGATCTGCGCGACGTGAGCGATCGCGTGCTTCGCGTGATCTTGAATGAGTTCCGCCGATCGGTCGAACAGATCCAGTGGAACGTGTTCATTCACCAGTTCTGCCGGAAGGTCTGGCGCTGGTGGGTCGACGCGTGCGCGTTGTCGGGTGCGATGCCGATGCCGGACTACTACCGCCGCCGGCGCGACTATCTGCGCGTGCGATGGGTGCCGCAGGGCTGGCCGTACATTCATCCGGTGCAGGACGTCACGGCGAAGCGGATGGAGATCCGCGCCGGGTTGGCGAGCCGGTCGGGGGCGGTGCTATCGCGTGGTGATGATCCCGAGCAGGTCGATCAAGAGAACGCGGACGATCTCGCGCGTGAGCGCCGGCTCGGGATTCGGTATGACACGCTCGATCCGGTCGACGGGGCGGGCAATCTTTCTAATGGGGATGGCGAATGAAAGGGAAGAAGCGCTGGTGGGACATCCGCGCGCAGGTGAACGCGGCGGGTGGGAATGTGGTCGAGATCCGGATCTACGGCGACATCGGATTCTGGGGCACCGACGCGGAGCTGTTTGCTTCGAAGCTCGACGAGGCGGCAGCCACGGCGACATCGATCGTTGTCGCGATCAACTCGATGGGTGGTGACGTGTTCGACGCGTTCACGATCTACAACGCGCTGCGTCGGCATGCCGGGAAGGTGACCGGCCGTGTCGACGGCGTTGCCGCGTCCGCCGCGTCGCTGATCCTGATGGCATGTGACACGATCGAGATGCCGTCGAACGCGATGCTGATGATTCACAACCCGCACACGGTCGCGGCCGGCGAGGCGGGTGATCTGCGCAAGCTCGCGGATCTGCTCGACAGCACGTCCGACAACATGCTTTCAGCGTACGTCGAGCGAAGCGGCCGGACTGAGGAGGAGGTCCGCGCGATCATGGATGCCGAAACTTGGCTGACGGCAGCGCAGGCGAAGGAGCAGGGTTTTTGCGATGCGATTGCTGACCCGATCCGAATCGCGGCATACGCGGGCGCAGCGCGGCTCGCTTCGCGCTTCTCGGCGGTCCCGGCCGAGATCAGGGCCGTGCTGGAAGACGACGGCGAGGTGTCGCCGTCTGATCCGCCACCCAATCCGCCGGCCGATCCTGCGCCGCAGCCGCAGTTGACACAGACGCCGGACGTGACGGCGCTGGCGTCGCATGTGTATGCCGCATGCCGCGACGCGCGCATCGAGCACTGCGCCGAAGGCATCGTGCTGGCCACCGGCCTGCGGGATCGCGCGAGCGTCGACGCCGCGATCCGCAACGCGCAGGACATCGCCGGTATCTGTCTGGCCGCGAGCCTGACCGAGCTGACGGCCGGCTTTGTCTCGGATGGCCTGTCGCCGGATCAGGTGCGTGCGCGGCTGTTCGAGCGCATGACGGCCTCGCAGAAGCCGATCAACCATCGTGCTGCCCCGGTTGCGTCGCAAGACGCGCCCGTGGTCGCGAATGCGCCGCGTGCGGCGTCCATCTACGCGGCTCGCAAGAGCGGCAAGTAACTTTGACGTAATCCGAGGAGGGGAAAACTCATGTCGAACTGGAAGGTACAGGCCACTCTGCCGGCCGCATTTCTCGTGTCGGAAGGCAACGGGCGGATCTCGCGCGAGCACATCATCGTGAAGGCCGGTCCGGCGCTGCCGGCCGGTCAGGTGCTCGGCGTGACGAGTACCGGCGAGTACGCGCCGTACGACAACGCGGCGAATGACGGTTCCGAGGTCGCGGCCGCGATTCTCTATGCACCGCTGGCAGCGTCCGAAGCGTCTCGCCCGGCGACCGGGATCGTCCGTCTCGCCGAGGTCGCGGGTGCGCTGCTCAACGGCCTGGACACTGCCGGTCGCGGTGATCTCGCCGAGCGACACGTGATCGTCCGCTGATCGCGGCGAACCCCATTCAAGGCCACGCCGACCGCGTGGCTTTTTTTGTATCCATTTTCATGTCGGAGGTTGTATGGCGGATATCGCCCTGTTTCAAGACGATGCGTTTTCGCTGTCGTCCCTGAGTGCTGCGATCAACGAGCAGCCCTATGTTCCCGGCCGGATCGGTACGCTCGGCCTGTTCGAAGAGGACGGTATCACGACGACGACGGTGCAGATCGAGCGCGACGGCGACACGCTGTCGCTCGTCGCGGCTGGCCAGCGCGGTGCACCGGCCGCTGTCGTCGCGGGCAGCAAGCGCAGCATGATCCCGTTCAATACGGTGCATCTGCCGCAGCGTGCGGTGATCATGGCCGACGAGATCGCGAACCTGCGCGCGTTCGGTTCCGAAACGGAGCTGGAGGCGCTCCAGACCGTCGTGAATCGGCGACTCGCGAAGATGCGTCGGCAGCTCGATGCGACGCACGAATTCCATCGCATCGGCGCAATCAAGGGCGCAGTGCTCGACGCGGACGGCAAGACGGTGCTGATCGATCTGCTGAAGTACTTCGGTATCGACCAGACGGTCATTCCGTTCGAGCTATCGACCGCGACCACCGAGATTCGTCAGAAGTGCGTTGAGGTGCAGGACGCGATCGAAGATGCGCTCGGTGCGATGACGTACACGGGCGTGCGCGTGCTCTGCGGGCGTGAATTCTGGAACAAGCTGATCGTCGCGAAGTCGGTGAAGGAAACGTATCTCGCGTCCGTGATGGCCGCGCAGCTGCGTGGCGATGCGCGCGACGCGTTCGACTTCGGCGGGTGCACGTTCGAGCGCTATCGCGGTCGCGTTGGCGATGTCGGGTATGTCGCGGACGACGAGGCGCATGCGGTGCCGGAGGGCGTGTCCGATCTGTTCATCACGCGTTTCGCGCCGGCCGACTACGTCGAGGCGGTCAACACGACGGGCATTCCGTACTACGCCAAGCAGGAGCTGATGGACTTCGGCAAGGGCGTCGAGATCGAGGCGCAGTCGAACCCGATCCACCTGTGCACGCGCCCGAAGGCGCTGATCAAGCTGAAGGCATGACATGGCGTTCCGGGATCTGATGGTCGATGTCGACACGGCCGTGAAGCGAGACCTGTCCGATGAGGTCAAGATCGACGGCAAACCGCTGCAGGGCATGTTCAAGGCGCCTTGGCTCGGCCCGGATCTCGGAACGCAACGCACGCAGCTCGTTGCGCCGATCCTCGATATCACGGACGACGATGCGGCCCGTGTGCGCGAGGGCAGCATCGTCGAAGCGGCTGGCGAGCGGTTCCGCGTTTTCGAGATCCACCCGACCGGCACGGGCTGGACGATCCTGATTCTGAGGTAACGATGGATCTGCTGAAGGTCGAGATCGACGTAAGGGGAGCGCTCGAAGTGCTCGCGGGCTTGCCCCCTGCGGCGATGCAGGCGGCATGGCGTCGGACGCTGCGCAAGACGAGCGCGTGGATTCGAAGCCAGACGGCGAAAGAGGTCAGCGGTGCGACGGGCATCCAGCAGAAGCTGCTGCGGCAGCGGATGTACTTCTTCATGCGCTCGCTCGATACGGGCAAGGTGTGGCTCGGGCTGAATCCGATTGAGGCGCATCGGCTCGGCGCGGTACGGTGGACGAAGAAGGGGATGCGCGCCGGCAAATCGCTGTTCGAGGGCGCGTGGCGAAAGACCAAGGCGCAGCCGGACGGCGCGATCTACCGACGCACCGGTAAGGCGCGCACGCCGTTCGAGGTCGTGACGGTCGAGTGGGCGCAGACGGGCGATCCGGCTTTTCGACGGGCTGCGCGTGCGTGCGAGGCGCGGCTGATGACGGTCCTGCGGCAAGAGGTCAACTATGAACTGCAAAAGGCGGTGAGGCGTGCTCGATAACCTGAAACAACTGCATGCCGGCATCGAGGCCGGCCTGCGCGAGCGGCTGCCGGATCTCGAACGCATCCATGCGTATCCGAAGATCGGCAAGTCGATCGACACGCCGTTCGTCGCGATCGAGCTTGCGGAGCTGGAGCCGGGGCACGATGACGGAACGGGCCGGGTGCCGCTGATCGCGCGCATGCAGGCCCGCGTGATCGTTGACCCGCTGGTGGAGGATGCCGAGGTCCAGGTGCGCGAGCTGTCCGCGCGCGTGCTGCAAGCGGTGCACGGTGCGACGTGGGGATTGCCCATGACGCCCGGCAAACAGGTCGGGTCGGCCGGTGAAGATCCGTTCCGGCCGGAACTGGATACGTATCTCGTTTGGCTCGTCGAGTGGGTACACGAACTCGACCTGGGCGATGCGTACGAGCCGCCGACGAAGGGGCGCGCGGTGGTGTGGGGTGTCGATCCGGAGACGGGGCCGGGGCATGAAGACCGCTACTGGAATCCGGCGGAACAGGGAACGGGGTGACGTGTGAGCGACTTCGAGCTTGGCGAGATGGATCGCCGTATGGCGTGCCTGACGCAATCCGCAGTCGTGGAGGCGATCACATACGACCCGCCGCGCGTGAAAGTCCGTGTCGGCGATTGGGTAAGCGACTGGCTCAAATGGCAGGCCGGTGCCGCCGGCAAGGTTCGACATTGGCGTCCGCCATCCGTCGACGAAGAGGTCGCCCTGTGGGCACCGTCCGGCGATCTCGCCGGTGCGTTCGTCGCGCCCGGCTACTACACGGAGCAGCACGGCGGGTCCGGGCGGTCGAGTCCTGACGAAACCGCGACCGACTACCCGGACGGGGCATTCGAGCAGTACAACCATGCGAACCATGAATACGTGCTGTCGGTGCCGGCCGGTGGTCGGATCGTGTTCCGCATCGGTGGCACGGAGTTCGAGCTGAAGGCGGACGGCGCAACGCTGCGCAGCGCGAAGCTGCTGGCAGATGTTCCTGACTCAACGTTCACGGGGAACACGACGACCGAACAACTGCTGACGTTCAACGGCGGCATGCAGGGCAAGCCGGGCGAGGGTGGCGGTGTCGCGATGAAAATCGCGGGCGGTGCCGAATACACCGACGATGTCGTTGCCGGCGGGCGGTCGCTCACGAAGCACAGGCACCGTGAGCAAGGCGACGGCGAGCTGGTTGGCCCGCCAGTGTGAGCACAGCAAAGTAACTTTTGACCCCGCCCGCGCGGGGTTTTTCGTTTGTGGGGGTGGTTATGGCGAAAGACACGCAGCAACGCACGGCGACAGCGCCCGTGACGTTTATCGACACCGAGTTCCGCAGTCGCGTGATCGTGTTTCCGGATGGCTCGCACGTTGCCGTGCTGGCGGGCAAGACGGAGGTCACGCAGCCCGAGCACATCGCATATCTCGAATCGTGCGTGTGCTTCAAGCGCGTGCCGACGAAGGTGCAGTAATGGTTGCGCTGGTCGGCATGTGTCGCCGTACAGGCCGGCTGATCGGCGGACTCGATCATCTGGTGCAGAGCATCGCGGACATTCTGGGCACGCGGAAGGGCACGCGCCGTGAGCGGCCCGACTACGGCTCGGATCTTCCGGCCATGGTCGACTTGCCCGTCACGCGCGGCTGGATCTCGGCCGCGCAGGCAGAGGCCGCACGCGCAATCGGCCGATGGGAGCCGCGCATCGCGCTCGATCGCGTGAACGCGCTGTCGGTTGTGGAAGGCAAAGTAACTTTTCGGATCGCCGGTCATTACGACGGCGACGACGTTGTATTCGAGGTGACGATATGACAGTGATCGATCTGTCGGCGCTTGATCCGCCCGACCTCGTCGAAACGCTCGACTTCGAGGCCGCGTATCAGTTCAAGCTGCAGCATTTCAAGAGCATCTATCCGGATTGGACGGCTGCGCTCGAATCCGATCCTGTCGTCAAGCTGCTGGAGCTGGCGGCATACGAAGAGATCCGGTTTCGTGCGCGCGTGAACGATGCGGGGCGCGCGGTGTTGCTGGCCTATGCGACGGGCGCAGATCTCGAACACCTCGCGGTGCTCTGGAATTTGCGACGGGAGATTGTTGATCCCGGTGACCCTGAAGCGCATCCGCCGATTCCTGCGACTGGCGAGCGTGACGAACGACTGCGATTGCGCACGCAGATGGGCATCGAGCGGTCGTCGACGGCCGGGCCGTTCGGCTCGTATCGATCGCTTGCGATGGACGCGTCGGCCGACGTCGCCGACGTGCGCGTCGATCGTCCGGAGCCGGGTGTCGTGCGCGTGGTCGTGAAGTCGTATTCGAACGATGGAATCGCGAGTGCCGCATTGCTCGACACGGTGCGCCGCGCGCTTTCGCCGGAAGATCGTCGGCCGCTCAACGACAAATTGCGTGTTGTGCCGGCGCAGCCCGTCAATTACGAGATCGTCGCGGACGTGTACATCGGTCGCGGGCCTGATCCGGGCGTCGTGCTTACCGCGCGACGGCAGGATCTGGATATCGCTGTTGCAGCCGGCGAGGGTTTGCGCGTTGGCATGCCGCGATCGGCAGTGACCGGGGCGCTGCATCCGAAGGAGTCGGGCGTCGTCCGTGTCGATCTGAAGTCGCCTGCGCTCGATGTTGTGTGCGCGGTCGACCAGTTCGCGCGATGCACATCGATCATGCTGAATCCGAAGGTGAACGATGACGACTGAAGCACTGCTGCCAACGAACCAGACGAGTCTTGAGGCTGCACTCGCACAGGTGATGCGGCCGAGTGTTGACCCGGATGTGATTCGGACGTTGTGGGATGCGGATCGTTGCCCGGCCGCTTTCTTGCCGTGGCTCGCGTGGTCGCTGGCAGTCGACGGATGGGAGCTGGCGGAGTCCGAAGACGCTCGGCGCGAGCTGATCAAGTCGTCGCTGGTGATCTACCAGCGCAAGGGCACGCCGTGGGCGATTCGCGAGATCGTGCGACGGCTCGGGTTCGGCGAGATCGACATTCAGGAGGGGCGGCAAATCAAGCGCCGCGACGGGTCGGCAATGCGCGACGGTCGATATCTGCACGGCGGGTCAACAGCATGGGCCGAGTACATCGTGAAGCTGCGGCGGCCGGTAACGCGCGATCAGGGCGAGAACCTGAAGCGAGCAATCGAGCGCTATGCGCCGGCTCGCAGCCGGCTCGCATGGCTCGACTTTTCTGAGGTGGCGATTCGACACAACGGTGTCGCGACGCGCAATGGTCAATTTACGCGAGGGGTGATCGGTACATGGCCAATCTGAAAGAAGAAAGTAAGTGGGAGGACGGGGTCTATCAGTTCGAGACATCGGACCCCGTACAGGGCGGCCCGGATGGGGTCGACAACGTACCGTCAAAGCAACTCGCGAATCGGACACGGCACCTCAAAGACCGGGCCGATGCTAACGACAAGCGGGTCGATGCGATTGGCAAGCAGGTCGACTCGCTCGGCACCGACAAGCTGCCGATTGCGGGTGGCGTTGCAATGAAGGGAGTGTTGAAGGCGAAGGCGGGTGCGATCACTCCGAACAACGCCAATAACGCCGGCTATGGGTTCGACAACGATCCGGATACGGGCATGTTCTCGCCGCGAGACGGGTACCTTCAGATCGGGGCGCAGGGGGTTTCGCACCTCGAAGTCCAGGGCAACAACAGCTTCGTCGGACCGGCGGCTGCGAATGGTTGGCTTGCACTTATCTCTGGCGGTGCAGAGCGGATGCGCTTTACTCCCGAGGGGCGTGCGCTCTTGGGGACGGCGGCTGACAACGGGCGCGATGGATTGCAGGTTGCATACCGGGCGTCGTTCGCAAGCGGGGTCCGTTCTACGGGGATGGACCTTGACGGAACATTGGGGGGGCAGTATCGAGCTGTAGGGGTCAACTACGGCGTCATACTGCGCAACGACGACCGAGACTTGTATCTGTTCCAGACGAAGAAAGGTGATCCACTCGGGCCTTGGAACGACTATCGACCATTCGCATGGAATCTCGAAACCGGGGTGGTGCGGCTCGATGGAACTGGCTGCGGCACAGTATTCGGCGGTTACGCTCGGGTTGCCGGAAACGTGGAATGCGCAGGCGTCGGCTATTTCGGCGGTGGCGCAGGTAACGCTAAAACGATGGGCTCGGGCGTCACCCTCGGCGCCAATACGGGTGGCGACGTCGTCCTGCGGGCTGCCGGTGCCGGCAAGGATATGAAGATGTGGGACATTCAGTCGAACAACGAGAGCATGAGCATTCGTGCACTCGACGACGACTGGACGGTCGGCATCCCGGCCATTCGCATCATGCGTGCCGATCAGAGCACGTCGATCAAGACGCTGGAGCTTGTACCAAACACCGGGCGCGTGTTGTCCGGGGGCGCGTGGGATGACGGGCGTTCGTCGTTCCAAAACAAGGGTACGCTCAAGAGCATTAACTCGGCGGGAGCACTCGTCGCCTCGAACGGAGGTGGTGCGGGGCAGACATCGCTTCATCTGATACGGGAGGGCGCACCGACTGACCAGAAAACGTGGGAAATGATCGCGGGCGCGGATGGCTCGTTGGCGGTTCGTACGGTCAACGACGCGTACAGCAACTCGCAGGCCGCGATTAACGTGACCCGTGGTTCGAGCTATTCGCTCGGCACGTTGCAATTGATGCCGCAGGGCGGGCGCGTCGTGGTCGGGAAGGTCGGCGACGACGGTTCCACGCAATTGCAGATCGGTGGCATGGTCACTGCCGTGTCGCCGCCGGCCGGCGACAACTCGAACAAGCTGATCACATCGGCATGGTTTGCGGCGGCGGTCGCCGACGTGCAGATCGGGCAGATCGTTTGGGAGGCTCGAACTGCGCCGCGCGCCGGTTTTCTGAAGCTGAACGGCACCGAGCTGAAGCGTGCTGACTATCCGCTGCTGTGGGCGTACGCGCAGGGCAGCGGTGCGATGGTCGCAGACGCTGATTGGGGCAAGGGCCGTCACGGTTGCTTTTCCAGTGGAGACGGCAACACGACGTTCCGGCTGCCGGATCTTCGGGGCGAGTTTATTCGCTGTTGGGACGATGCGCGCGGTGCGGATGCGCAGCGCCAGATCGGGAGCTGGCAGGACAGCTTGAATCGCTTACATGCGCACGGTGCGTCTGCCGCTGCTGTTGGCGACCACTCTCACGGCGCATGGACGGACGCTCAAGGTGTCCACGCTCACGGGGTCAACGATCCGGGGCACGCGCACAGTACGCGCATCGGTCGCGTCGGGGTCGTCGGTACGGGTTACGGTCAGGGCAGCGGCCCATATAACTGGGATCAGGGCGACAATTTTGGATCGTCGGGCTCCGGCACGGGGATCTCGATCGCGGCGGACGGCAACCACGCGCACAACGTCGGAATCGGCGCGGCCGGCGCTCACTCGCACACGATCAACGTCGCCGTCGACGGCGGCAACGAAAGCCGCCCGCGCAATCTTGCTCTGCTCGCCATGATTCGCGCTTACTAAATCGAGGTAGAACATGCTTTGCAATCAATACGACAACCTGACGGGGCGCTACGTGGTGAGCTTTCTCGCCGAGCGCGATCCGATGAGCGCGGACCGGTATCTCGTGCCGGCCTTCTGCACGCTCACACCGCTTCCCGATGTGCCGACGCGTTCCTGGCCCTTCTGGATTGATGGGAAGTGGGTGGTGCGTCCTGACTATCGCGGCGTGCGCCTGTATCGAACCGATACGGGCGAACCCGGCGAGATCACGGTCGCCGGTATCAGCCCGCACGGTGAAGGGCTCACCGAGTTGCCGCGTCCGTCCGACGAGTACGTCTGGCGAGATGGCGCGTGGGTCGTCGACGAGGCGATTGTCGCCGAACGGGTGCGAGCCGCCGCGATGACGGACTTCTACGTGCGCATGGAAAAGGCGCGTCAGCAGAATCTCGGCAAGATGGACGCGCGAGCAGCGGACCTGCTGTCGGACGTCGATGAGGCGATGTTTGACGCATGGGCCGCGTATCAGGTCGCACTTGTGCGCGTGGTTGATCTGCCGACCTTCCCCAAGGACATCGTGTGGCCTGACGAACCTGATCCGGCCGCCGTGCTGGTCAAGGTCGAGGCCGAACGGGCGGAGAAAGCTGCTCGCGAAGCCGAGGAAGCTGCTCGGCGTGAGGAGGAGGCCCCGCGTGTTGATAGCGCGGACGAAATGGCAGCCGACGCTGCATCCACAACGTCAGCCGACAGCGCAAGCGTGAGCGATACCGCGCCGGCCGTTGAGGTCGACACAAAGTAACTTTCCCGGCGCGATAACACGCCGTCCCGTTTTCGTAAGCCGCTCAATCGAGCGGCTTTTTTAATTTCCGGAGATCCGCATGGCAGCGACTTCCTTTTTTCACGGTATCACGACGACCATCGTCGACAGCGGCCCGCGTACGATTGCGGTGCCTTCGTCGTCGGTGGTTGGTATGACAGACACCTACACGCCCGGCCCTGATCTGGCCCAGCCGAATGTCCCTGTGCAACTGACCAGCTACGGCGAGGCGGTCCGGGCGTTCGGCGAGAACAGCGCGATCGCGCGGGCTGCCCGTGCGATCTATGCGCAGAGCAGCGCTGTTGTCGTTGCGGTCGGTGTGGCGGCAGCGGCCGATGCTGCGCAGCTCACATCGGCGATCATCGGCGGTGTGTCGGCCGGCGGCGCACGCACCGGCATGCAGGCATTGCTCGATGCGAAGTCGCGCTTCAACGCGCAGCCGCGATTGCTGATCGCACCTGGGCATACGTCCAAGCAACCGGTCGCGACGGCGGCCGACTCGCTCGCCGGCAAACTGCGCGCGGTCGCCGTGATCGACGGTCCGAATACCGACGACGAAGCGGCAATTGCGTATGCGAAGAATTTCGGCAGCAAGCGCCTGTACATGGTCGACCCCGGCGCGAAGGCGTGGAGCAACGCGACGAACGGCGAGATCTCGCTGCCGGCATCGACGTACGCGGCGGGGCTGTTCTGTCAGACCGACGCGAAGATCGGTTTCTGGGCGTCGCCGTCGAACAAGGAGATCGTCGAGATCACGGGCACGGGCCGGCCGATCGAATACCTCGACGGCGACGAGACGTGTCGCGCGAACCTGCTCAACAACGCGAACATTACGACGATCATTCGCGACGGCGGGTTCCGCCTGTGGGGGAACCGCACGCTGTCGGCTGATCCGAAGTGGAAGTTCGTCACGCGGGTGCGCACGCTCGACATCGTCATGGATGCTGTCCAGGCGGGGCACAAGTGGGCGGTTGACCGTGGCATCACGGCGACGTACGTCAGCGACGTGACCGAAGGGCTGCAGGCTTTCATGCGCGACCTGAAGCGTCAGGGCGCACTGATCAACTTCGAGGTCTATCCGGACCCGCTGCTGAACACGGCGAGCCAGCTCGAAGACGGCAAGGTGTACTGGAACATTCGCTTTACGGATGTCCCGCCTGCCGAGAACCCGATTTTCCGCTTCGAAGTCACGAATCAGTGGCTGACCGAAGTGCTCGACAACCAGATCTAAAGGAAGGGCGATGATTCCGGAAACTCTGCACAACTGCAATGCGTTCGTCGACGGCCGCGGATACGCGGGCCGCGCAACGAGCATGACGCCGCCGAAGCTGAAGATTAAGACTGACGATTTCCGCGCGGGCGGTATGGACGGGACGGCCAAGGTCGATCAGGGTATGGAAGCGCTCGATGCGTCGTTTTCGATGTCGACGATGGAATACGAGGTGTTGCGCTTCTTCGGGCTGGTGGATCAGGGGGCGTTCAACGGCGTCTTTCGCGCGGTTTTCATGGACCGTAGCGGCAAGGCGAAGCACGTCGCTGTCTATCTGCGCGGCATGCTGTACGAAGTCGATCCGGGCGAATGGAAGCCCGGCGAAAAGGTCGACGCGAAGTTCAGCGTGTCGTGCGACTACTACAAGCTGGAGGTCGCAGGCGCGATCGTGCATGAGATCGACCTCTTCGCGTGCAAGCGCGTGATCAACGGCGTCGATCAACTCGCCGAAGTCCGTAAGGGTCTCGGCATGTGATTGCAGCGTGAGCGTCATTCGACGCTCATGTGGAAAATCAAGCAGCAAAGCTACTTTCTTCAATCAATGGCGAGCCGGTGGCTCGCCATTTTCTTTTCAGGAATCGCAATGGAAAAGGTCACGATCAAGCTCGACTATCCGATCGATCTCAACGGCGTCGAGTGCGACACCTTCACGATGCGCCGGCCGAAGGTGCGCGATATGCGTGGTGCACAGAAGCTCGCGCCCAACGATGCCGAGGAACAGGAGCTGATCCTCTTCGCATCGCTCGCCGATGTTGCGCCGAGCGATCTCGACGCGATGGACATGGCTGATTACGAGCGCGTGCAAGACGCCTACTACTCTTTTCGACCCGTACGCAAAGCTGGACCGAAAAACGCTCAAGGCACTGGCGAAACGGCTGGTGCGTGAGTTTGGCATGTCACCGACGTCGATCGATGTGATGACGGTCGACGACATGCTCTGGTGGCTGACGGATTGAGGGGGCCGGGATGGCGAAAGACTTAGCGCTTGGCATCGTGATCGGCGGGGCCGTATCGGCAACGTTCGGCAAGGCGATCACCGACACGTCGTCGAAGATCGACGCGATGAAGAAGCGGGCGAACGACTCGCGGCTCTGGCAGCGCCAGATCGGCGAGACGATGCGTCTGCAGGACGAGTTTCGCCGGCTGCACTTGGCGGGCGACAGTGCGGCGGACGGCATCCGTCGCAAGCTCGACGGCAATCTCAAATCACTGCGAGACGCTGGCATCGAGGTCGACCGGCTCGATCGCGCTTATGCGCGTCTGGGCCGGACGGCGCGGGGGCTGGATCTGAAAGCGTCCGGACACGAGCGGCTGGCAGCCGGGCAAGAGGCCGGGCGCGGCGTGATCGGTGATGCAGTGAAGCTGACGGCAGCGGTCGCGGTGCCGGCGACGATCGCCGCGAACTATCAGGCGATCATTCGCGACATCGCGATCAAGGCCGGCATCGCGCGTACGCAGGAAGAGGCCGCGATGGGATCGCGTATTCGACGCGACGCTGCGTCGAACGGCATCGGTCGCAACGAGCTGGCCGACGCAGTCAACCAGATGGTTGCGGGCGGCATGGATCTGAATCGGGCGCTCAACTTCGCACCGCTGGTTGCGAAGTTCTCGATCGGCCAAGGGGCGACGACGGTCGAGACCGCGAAGATGATCCAAGCGTTGCAGCAAAACGCGGAGATCGTCGATCCGCGCCAGATGGCGAAGGCACTCGAAGCGATCGCGTATCTCGGCAAGGAAGGGTCGTTCGAGTCCGTCGACATGGCGCGGTGGTTCCCGGTGCTGCTCGCCGAGATGAAGAAGATCGGCATCACGGGGCAGGATTCCGTGACGCAGCTCGGGGCGATGCTCCAGGTGCAGATGAAGACGGCGGGCAGCTCCGACGAAGCCGCGAACAACCTGAAAAACTGGTTCTCGAAGATCGGTTCGGGCGAGACCGAGCGCAACTACGCGAAAGCCGGCGTCGACTATCAGGCAAAGATGCGCGAGGCGATCGGCAAGGGCTGGTCGACGCTGGAAGCGTCGTTCGTGCTCGCCCGCGCGTACATCGAGCGTGTCGATCCGGCCAAGGCAAAGCAGCTTGCGACGGCGGCGAAGCAGTTCAATTCGGAGATGGACCCGGCGAAGCGGCAGGCGCAGATGGCCGCGTTCGCCGAGACGATGAAGACTGGTGACCTGTTCAACGACATGCAGGTCAAGGCGGCGCTGACCGCGTACATGCAAAACGCCGAGCTATACAACGACCTGAAGCGCAACGCGCAGCAGGCGAGCGGCGAGATCCAGAAGGATCTGGAAGCCCGCCGTGAGACGTCCAAGCAGATCTGGAGCGAGGTCGGGCAACAGTGGGACGACGCGATGCGCAGCATCGGCGACGCGCTGCGTCCGATCACGGATCGCGCGGGCGAGGCAGCGAAGGCGCTCGGTGGGGGTGTCCGGTCTGCCGCTGACTCCGCGCCGAAGACGACGGCCGCCGTCGTTGGCATTGCAGGGGCGGTTATCGCCGCGCGTGGGGCAAAGGCACTTTGGAGCATAGGCCGGGGCGTGTTCGACATCGTGCGCGGCACGGTACTTACACGTGGCGGTCGAGCGGCGGCAGGGCGGGCCGGTGCGGCGGGTGGCGTGGTCGGGCGGGCGGTCGACGCGCTCGGCGGGGCAGTAGGTGCCGCTGGCGGTGTGCAGCGCGTATTCGTCGTGAACATGCCGGGCGGTGGTGTGGACGGTGGCGGGCTTGGCGATCTAGCGGGTGGTGGCCGTGCCGGTCGAGCTGCGCGTCGTGCGGCGGCTCGGGGCGGACGGCTTGGGCGGCTCGGGCGAGTCTTCAACGCCGGGCGTGCGCTGTTCGGCCGCGTCGCGCCGTACGCGGGAAAGCTGGCCATAGCCGGCACGGTGCTGAAGTTCGGTCTCGCGGCCCGCGAGGCGTACGCCGTTGCGTCGAGCACGGATACCAACACGCAGAAGGCGAACAGGTTCGCGGGGATCGCGGGCAGTCTTGCCGGTGGCGTGATGGGCGCGAAGCTTGGCGCGATGGTCGGTGCGATCGGCGGGCCGATTGGCTCGGCGGTGCTCGGCGTCATTGGTGGCGCTGTGGGTACGTTTGCCGGCGACAAGCTGTTCAGCGCGATTTCCCGCAAGGTACTGGATCGCAAGACGGACGAGACGCCTGCGAACACCGCCGCGCTCGCGAAAGCGAAGGCGCTCGTGCCGGATGGGGCAGGTGTCGGCGCTCGACCGGGGCCACGTATCGAGCAGACCAACACCTTCGCGCCTGTCTTCCACGTGAAGATCGAAGCGAGCGATACCGACATGGCTAACAAGTTCCTCGCGCAGGTCAGTCCGATGTTGACGCGGATGATGGACGAGCAACAACGCAAGGCGAACAGTCGAACGGCAATGTTCGACGCGCCGCATATGTAAGGGACGCGCAATGGATGTGATTCGGCAGATCACGGGCGCGGCGACGCAGGCAGGGATCGCGACCGAGCGCGTGCGGCAGATGGTCCGCATATTCGATCGGAACCGCGCGGCCAGCATGGCGACGGTCGACGTGCTGCAGCGTCTCGCAACCGGCAATCTGAGCAGCGCGGCCGAGCTGCTGACGGGCGCGACGAGCGCGCTGTCGGTGGCGTCGGATCTGTTTCCGCAGGTCGGCGCAGTGCTGCGCAGCTTTAACGCGACGCAGGCGTCGATCGGCTCGATTCTGAAGGCGGTCGACGGCTCGAATTTCCCCCTTGTGCAGGCTGCCGCTGACAGCGTGAAGTCGGCGCTTGGCGGGGCGTGGAATCAGTTTAACGCGGCGGTCGGCCTGAAGGACTCGGCGGTCATGGGCGTGATCAAGTCGACAGGCGTCGGTTCGATGTTGTCTGGATTGTTCGACGGAGCGACGTCGAGCACGCCGCACCTGATGTCGTTGACGACGGACGCGGGCGAGGCGTTCCACTTCAACCTGTCGACGGCCGCTCACGACAAGCTGCGTCGGGCGACGCGGTATCGCGTGGCATCGCAGGAGCGACTGAACCGTCAGGAGGCGCTGCAGGCGGTCAGCGAGGGTGGCGAGACGATCACGCTGTCGGGCGTCGTGTTCCCGTCGCTAGGGGCCGGCACGAAGCAGATCAACCGGCTGCGGGCGATCGGCGGGCGCATGAAGCCCGTGCAGCTCACGACGGGCGACGGCGAGGTGCTCGGCCGGTGGCTGTTGCAGTCGATCGAGGAGGAGCAGGCCGCGCTGCTCGTCGACGGCATGCCGCGCAAGCAAACTTTTTCGGTGGAGTTCGGCCGCTATGGCGAAGACTTTAAGAACGTCTGACGGCGACGTGCTCGACACGCTCTGCTTCCGGTACTACGGCACGTTGCAGGGAACGGTCGAGGCGGTGTACGACGCGAATCCGGGCCTTGCGGCTCGGCCGCAGCCGTTCCCGGCCGGCGTCGAGATCCTGTTGCCGGATCTCGATGCGCCGCGTGTTGAATCGGTCCAGCTCTGGACATAGCGAGGTGCGATGGAAGCGATTTTTCAGGTCGTCGCGAACGGCTCTGACGTGACCAAGGTCATTCAGGACCGCGTGCTGGAGATCCGCGCGGTCGACAAACCCGGTCTGGACGCAGACGAGTGCACGATCACGCTCGACGACCGCGACGGCCGGATCGCATTTCCGCCGAAGGGCGCGACGTTGAAGGTGTCGATCGGGTGGGAGGGGCAGGGGCTGTCGATGCTTGGCGAGTACGCGGTCGACGAGGTCGGCGTGCGCGGACCGCCGGCCAGCGTCGTGATCCGGGGCAAGCCCGCGAACATGCGCGCGACGTCGAAGACGCAGCGTTACGGGAGCTGGTCGAACGCGAAGCTGGCCGACATCGTCGGCGACGTCGCGCGTCGTAACAAGTGGTCGGCCGCGTGTGACGTCGACGTCGTCGTGCCGCGTATCGACCAGTTCGGCGAGAGTGACCTGCATTTCATCACGCGCGTGGCTCGCCAGTACGGTGCGACGGCGACGGTGAAGGCCGGCAAGCTGATCGTGCTGCCACGCGGCGGCGGCAAGAGCGCGAGCGGTAAGCCGTTACCGATCGTGACGCTCAAGCCCGGCGACCTGATCGATTACGACATCAACTTTCCGGATCGCGCGAGCTTCGCGGCCGTTCGCACGAAGGTGCACAACCGCAAGACCGGGAAGAAGATCGATCTCACGATTCCGAATCCTGACGCTCCGCCAGGTGCGTCCGCGGTGCATACGGAGCGGCATGCGTTCGCGAGTCCGGAGGCTGCGAAAGCGGGGGCGACGTCACGCTTGGCGACGCTTAATCGGCATACGTCGACGAGCCGGCTCACGATGCGCGGCCGGTCGGATCTGTCGGCCGAAAAGACGATCGCGCTGAAGGGGTTCAAGACCGGAGTCGACGGCGAGTTTCTGATCGAGTCGGTCGAACACACGTTCGCATCGCGCGGATGGATCACGGTCGTGACTTTGAATGGAGGGAACAAGGGGAAAGCGAAGGTCGGACACGGGAAGAAGAAGGGCAAGAAGATCGATCTGGTGGTGCCGGCGCCGAAGTAACGCCGCGCACTGTTATTTGAAGGCCGCTCACGGGCAACCGGAGCGGCCTTTCTTTTTATCGGGCAAGGGGAACCGATGCAAGACCATGAAAAGACGATTCTGGAGCTGATCATCATGGGCGGTTTGATTGGCATCGCGAAGGTGTTGGTGGGTAATGAACATTTGACGTTCCGGCTCGTTGCAGGCCGTGCCGTGTTGGGGTCGGCGACGTCGATGGTGGCCGGGCTTGCGCTGCTGCAGATTCCGGATTTGCCGCCGATCGCGTTGCTCGGCCTCGGGAGCGCGCTCGGCATTGTCGGGTCGCAGTACCTCGAAGTGCTGCTGCGTCGGCACGCAAAGCGTGTGTTTGGGGAGAAGTAACAATGGCGCGAATCAGTGTGACCGCCGCAGGCGGAAAGAACCGTGTTGCGTTTCTCGATGCGATCGCGGTAAGCGAGATCAGCTCGGCGTTGCTCGCGAAGTCGGACGATGGTTACAACGTGCTGGTCGGTTCGACGGCATCGCGACCGCTGCTGTTTTCGAGCTACGCGACGCATCCGAACGTCCTCAACCGGCAGATCCGGGTGCCGTCGACGGCGGCCGGTCGTTACCAGATCCTCACGCGCTGGTGGCGGATCTATCAGGCGCAAATGAAGCTGCCGGACTTCGGGCCGGTGTCGCAGGATCGTTACGCGTTGCAGCAGTTGCGCGAGCACGGCGCATTGCCGTTGATCGACGCCGGACGCTTTCGCGAAGCCGTCGCGAAGGTATCGAACGTGTGGGCCAGTCTGCCGGGGGCCGGCTACGGCCAGCATGAGAACGACATCGAGCATTTGCTGGCCGCGTATCGCGCGGCCGGCGGGGAGGTCGTCGCATGACGTGGATCGATCCGCGTATCTGGCTGCTTGTCGTTGCCGGCGTCGTCGCCGGCTCGGCCTGCGGTTACTTCAAGGGGCACCGTGACGCTGACCAGTTCGCGAAGGTTGTGGACCAGCAGAGGCAGATCGATGACCTGACGAACGAGCGTAACGAGGTTCGCCGCCGGTTGGCGGCACAACAGGAGATCGCAACCGATGCTGCGAAAGAACGAGATCAGGCGGTCGCTGATGCGGCTGCTGCCGATGGTGCTGCTGTCGGCCTGCGCAAGCAGGTCGCCGCACTCGTTGCCGACATCCGGCGTGCCGGCGCTTCGACCGGAAGCACGACAGCCGGCGACGCCCTCGATCTGCTTGCCGACGTGCTCGGCCGGACTGACGAGGCTGCGGGAGAGTTCGCGCGAATCGCTGACGAGCGTGGCATCGCCGGTCGGCAGTGCGAGCGCAGTTACGACGCGTTGATCGTCGACGCGCAAACCGATCTGCCGCAGTAGCGCGGCAATCGAGGCCGGGCGGTCTCGAAAGAAACAGGGCGACCGGGGAAATGTTCGCGCATTGCCCCCGGTCGCCTTTCCACTGTCTGAGCCAGTGAATCAGCCAAGGCCCTGCTTACCTACGTAGGCGGGCCGGATTCTACACCAAGTTTAAAAACGGCTTTCACAATGGCAAATCCCATCATTCCTTGGATCGGCGGCAAGCGCCGGCTGGCAGATCACCTCATTCCGCGTTTTCCGGCTCACGACTGCTATGTCGAAGTGTTCGCGGGCGGGGCTGCGCTGTATTTCCTGCGTCCGCCGGCGAAGGTCGAAGTCATCAACGATGTGAACGGCGAGCTGATCAACTTGTATCGCGTCGTGCAGCATCACCTGGAGGAGTTCGTAAGGCAGTTCAAGTGGGCGCTGACCAGCCGGCAGGTGTTCGAGTGGCTGAAGCAAACTGTCCCGGAAACCCTCACGGATATCCAGCGTGCGGCGAGGTTCTACTACCTGCAGAAAAGTTGCTTTGGCGGGAAGCTGGAGGGGCAAACGTTCGGGACGCGGACTGAACATCCGCCGGCATTGAATCTGTTGCGATTGGAGGAGGAGTTATCGATGGCGCACCTGAGGCTCGCGAGCGCCTATATTGAACGTCTTGATTGGGCTGCTTGCATTGATCGATACGATCGCGCGCATACGCTGTTCTACCTCGATCCGCCGTATTACGAGACGGAAGGGTACGGCGTGGCGTTTCCGTTCTCGGAGTACGAGAAGATGGCGCAGCGTCTGCGGTCAATCAAGGGGCACGCTATCGTGAGCCTCAACGACCATCCCGACATTCGGCGCGTGTTCGACGGATTTCATATCGAGACCGTGCCGATTCAATACACGGTCGGTGGTGGGAGGGGCGTCGAGCGAAACGAGTTGATCATCTTCAGTTGGGACGACGCGGCGCAGCCCGTGGGGCTGTTTTAACCGACGATGCCGGCGCTGACTCTCGCGCCGGCATCGTGCTTACAAGGTATATGAGGTTGGACTAGACCAAGCAGACAGCGTCAGATCGTCCGACTCAGTTCGGCCAGTTTCTGCCACTCGGCGGCGCCTCCGCGTGGTCGCCTGAGTGTCGGATCCGCACATGTAACGGCCATGCGATCGGCGACGATGCGAGTGGCACGATCGACATCGCCGCCACTCACGACAGATGGACGATTCCATTGTGGACTGTTTTGTTTGTTGTTCATTCGTTACCGAACATCGTTGATAGTGTCTGCCAAAATGCGGAAAATCACTGCGGAAACTTGTGCTAATTTTGTGAGGTGCCAGGGTGCGACCGGACCAAACAACGATCAATGAAACATTTGAGCGCAGATTCTCCGAACTGGAGGATGGCTTCAGTAGGATGCCCAAGCACAGCGGGCACGGATTCCCGGCCGTTGTGCCGGACGGAAAATGGCGGCAATGGGCGACCAGTGCGCAGAGCCTAATAAAGGCCGTTTTTGGAGAGCATTCGCCGCACTATCAGAACTTCACGTCGACCTATGCTAAATGCAAAGGTACCGTCAGCGATGTGGCGGCCCTAGATGCGATTTTTCGCAGCGCCAAGGATGACTTTGATGGCGGTTACGTGTTCGACGTCGAACTACGTGTGTCTGGAGAAATATTTGGCGATTTTGTTGTCCTGGCACGTCAAGCTCTTTCGGAAGGTCACAAAGACGTTGCCGCAGTCCTTGCAAGCGCGGCGCTCGAAGACGCGCTAAAGCGTTACGCAGTAGTCCAAGGGCTAGAAGTAGACGAGAAGTCGATGCAGGATATAGTGAACTTGCTCAAGAGCGCCGGACTAGTAGGGGGCGCACAAAAAACACTGCTCGACGCTATGCCGAAGCTCCGGAATTTCGCGTTGCATGCCCAGTGGGATAAGCTCACGGAGCCGGACGTCAATAGCATTATCGGCTTCGTTGAACAATTCCTGCTGAATAAATTTAGTGGCTAGCACCACTACACGGAGACCAAGATGGCGTCGAACAACACCAACGCTCCACCCAAAAAATCGTCGTGGAAACGGCGGATTGTCTGGCTGATTAGCTTCGCCGTAGCGTTCGTAGCCGTAAAAGCATACAGGCAGCATATCGCCGACGAGGGAGCGTTAGCTCAGGGGGCTGCGAATGCGACTGCGTCGATGCGCGAGCTTCAGGACCAGGCGGCGAAGCAGCATCCTGAGATGCCGCTTGGTGAAGCCGCCCGTGAGGCCGCCGCGTTGCAGAGTCAGGCTGACCTGGCCGCGAAATCGGGCGCGCAGAAAGCCGACGCGGCGGCTGGACAGTTTCTCGGATACTACCTCGTCAATGTTCGGGCCCGGCCTGACTACTGCAAGTCGCAAGGGGTCGACATCACTGCTTTCGTCGAAGCATTCAAGCAACACAACGCAGCTTTATATGCGAAAAGCCGTGTGATTAATGCCAGGGGACCGTATTCGGCGGATACGCTTGAAGACATGCTCTACAAGCAGATGGGGCCGAGCTTGGAGCAGACTATCCGGTCGACCACGGAAGATGCAGCCGCACGACAAAACGTGAGTGTCGCCGTCGTTTGCCAGAGCCTTGGTGCTTCGCCAGAGGACGCTGTGCAACAGTTGGATCTGCAGCGGGTGAACCCTGCACTCTATCAGGCATTAACGAACGCGCAGTAAGGTCTCCACGGGCCTACACCAACGCGCGGATGACCGTTGGGCCTTTGAAAGCCGACATTGAGGTAGTGCCGAGTCGAGCGGCGGCATTGGGTCGATCACGGCCCTTGAAGAGGTGACGTCCAAGCAATCTCAGACCTGATCTGACGTTGACTGAGAGATCAGGTCTAGACTTACACACTTACAGGTCAGCGAAATTGGGCAGAAGGTCTTGGTCGACGAGCCGAATCTCGATACGGTTGGCAACCTCGACGTGTTCGGCGTTGTCCACCGAAAAAACGGCATCTGGGACGCTCACAATGATCGTCCCGGTCTGCTTCCGACCGGCTTCGGGAACTGGAATCAATTCGCGTGCTTCCGGGACTTGCTGAACCGTGAGGAGCTTCGGGAGATACAGCATCCAGCCAACGCCCGGCCATTGTCATCAAACACCTGCCGGGGAAAATACTCTCGTGGTGAAACAGAGACATACATCGGGTCATAAACCGAGACCATCGCGGACACTATCTTAGCCACGCCCTTATAGCTGCGCTCGTCCGCCGAGACTGCGCTCTGTGCCGGTAGCCCAATTTCTACCTCGCTGGGTCGCCTCTTCGCATCGATGGCTAACTTCAGCCTCGCGCTGTCGGCCGCGTCCATCTGACCATTCCAGAAGCCAAATACTTTAGGCAGGTCCATCTTTTTTTCGTACCGTTGCGCCAAGACTGCCAAAACGGCTGTCGAAGGTATGCCGGGCGCTTCATACATGGGATACAGACGGGCTTCTTCCTCGGTATCCGCCTTCAGCCACCACTGCCCTAAACGTTCGTCCTCGCGTGACATAGCCTCAACCACCGGCCACAGACGGACAAGATGAGCCGCAAAATCGCCAAGCTGGGCGAAATCGGCAGGGCTACGAAATTGCGTAACTATTTCCATGTTTGTCAGGGCACCCATTCTGATTCGACGCGAAGACGGGCAAGCGGCGTTCTCATGTAGTTCCAAGTCCGCTCCGTCTGAAAATACCATTTCAACCTCGCAGGAGGATGATCATCTACAACCGCGGCCTGAGCTCCAGCCTGCTCCTCCATGTCATCAAAGGTCTTGGTGTACGGTACATCGTCCTTCTTCAAGAACTGATCGTACTTTCCCTTCGCTTCTATCAACAAACAGCTTTCCGGTCGAAAGCCGTCGAAGTCGCGCTGCCAGACCCACTCCATGCTCCAGGCCTCTTCAACGCTATAGGGGAACCCCGTAATTCGCCCTTGATACTCTCGGGAGTTGTCACTCATGCTCCAGTTGCGGCGCTGCATGCTCCCCGTCTCAGGTGGACACTTCTTGCAGCTCTCTCCTGTACGCGGAATCGCCCGGACGTCCGGCTTTGCCTTGCTTTCATCCTTTGGGGTATCACCCGACAGACTCCCCGTTCCCGCGACTGCCGCCCCGCCCAATAAGGCGACGCCAGCGCGCGCCAAGACCGGTCCGAGTTCCACTATCGCCGCTTCGATCGCCGGCACCACCAATCCCGCCATGCTCAGCCCCTCCCTTGTCGTTCTGATGTTCGATGCGCCATTTCATGACGCGTAGGTAATCGTGAAAACGTTCGTCGGCCGAGCGTCCAGGCCGAGTCAACCACGCGCGCGTGGCCGGCTTCTCGTAAAACTTCGGAGCGTATGCCTCGATTCGAAGAAACGCCGCGACGTTCTCATCGGACTGAATGCCGAGCTGTCGAGCAGCGATGTATGCGTTCCAAAGGCGCGTGGGTAGGGTGCCGTCGTCGCCCAGCTTTGGGTCGGCTTTGACGAGATCCTGTCTGGTGCGTTCGACGTATCCGCGTGCGTCGATCTCGGCAAGTCCGGCAACCTGTTCGCTCGTCAGCTCAAGCATGCGGGTGTACTCCCTTCAGTTTTCCATTCATTTCGACGAGCCAGTCGAATGTCGAGACGAAGAACTGCATGCGCTGCGTGAATTCCATCAGCGACGCCATGTCGGCCATGATGCGGGCATCGTAGAAGCGGAGCAGGGCTGTGCTTCCGTCCGGCAAGCGTACGTCGAGGCGGCTGCGCAGCTCGTCAGCGAGTGATTCGATCGGATATGCGCTGATTAGCCAGGACACGCCCGTTGAGCTACTGGCCATTGCAGAAAGAGTGCGACGGGTATTGCCGGATGCGCGCTCGTAGTCGACTAGCCACGGTCCGGCATCGGCCAGCGACGCGTCGGGAGTGTTGTCGAACAGGGCGGCGGCCGACTGTGATCGTTGCGGTGGTGAACCGTTGGCCGCGTCGGCGTAAAGAAGGCCGTCGACAAGGGCGTACAGGTGAACCTGCATGGTCAACTGCTGTTGCCGCTTGAAGAAGAATGCTTCAATCGAATTTTCGGTCATGTCCTACCCGCGCGCGATCATCGTCGCGGCATTCTCGGCCGCAGCTTTCAGGCATTCGAGACAGAGCGTCGGTGAGGGGGCAAGCGCTGCTGCAGTAGCGGCGACGGCCGAACCTGCGCCGCCTGTCGTCGCTTCGCCAGATCCGACGTCGTCGAGTGTGGCGGACGACTGCGATGCGATCAGCGTCGCTCCGCACGCGGTTTTCATACCCTCGATGGCGGTTTCTCGTCCATCAAAGGTGTGCGGGTATCGCCGCCCCGTGGCGGGCAAGATCGGAAAGACTCCCTTGCACTGCGGGCAAAGTACCTTGTGCCCGACGCCGGCAATGGGTTTCCCGTCAATGGTCGCGGTCGCGCTGCCCTCCAGCACGCGGCCGCCATGCGTCGTCGTGTCGCCGACGCAGATCATGGCTCGGGCCATATGTTCTCTCGTAGGTGTGGTTTTCGTATGAATTTACCATTTCCGGGAGAGCGGCCGGTCGTTGGCTATCTTGCAGTCGGTCAACTATTGTCAATCGAAGCGAGCGACGTCGATCATGCGGCGGAGCTGGTCGAGCGCGAACGAGTCGGGATAACCGTTCTTCTTCAATTCCAGCTCTGCGGCGCAAACCATTTTCTCCATGAGTCGCAGCGTTCGGCGGACATGTACGACTTCCAGCACGAAGCGCTGTTCAAGCGTCAGCGCGCGATTTTTCTTGAAGTTGGCCGCGCTCCACGCGTCGCGCAATTCGGACCATGTCAGGCGCTGGAACTCTGGCAACTTCGTTGCCTTGTCGGAGCCGGGATCTGGTTCGCCGGGGACGGCGTGGAGCCTGCATTTCATGGCTTCGCGTGCGCGCCACTCGTCGGAGAACGGCGCGATGGGCGCACGTGGGTTGCCCATTCGGCCGGCTCGCATAATTTCTTTGTCGATCTTGAGCGACAACCGGCGCAGTGGGGCTGCGTACTTCAACTCGTCGGCCCGTTCGAGGTACGCGATCATGCGCGTAGCGTCGCCAGTAAGCGAACTCATCTCGGTCAACGTAATCCGCAGGTGTAGCACCTCTAGAATCAGCCGATGAACTTCGGCGTACGTGCACGTGCGCCACCATTCCGACATAGCGTCGAACCGGGGCGGGTCAAATGGGGGCAATATCAT